TCAAACTTGATCGTACAAATATACCTACCTTTTCCATCCGGTTTTTCAACGAAACTTCTATTATCATTTAAGTACACGGCTTGTGTGCTATAAGCAACATAATCGTTACTAGCGAACGCCTTATTAAATCCACTCTTTTGCTGTTCAACACTAGCGGATTCATTATAACCTTGTTCAAGCACCCAACCATTACCACGAAGAAACTTAGTATCGTCCTTAAGTCTATCACATACACCCATCTCAACATAATAAGGATTGATAAGACTCACCGGATTACTCAGCATATAAACCGGAACATACCTAACTTGTTCGCCTTGACCTCTAGCAACGGACGTATGAATACTGAGTAACTTTTTAATCTCATCACTACAATAATGATTTGTTTCACTTTGGAACTCATCAAATATCATTCTATCAACATCGCTAAACAGATGACTATATTTCTTGATTTGATCGGCACTATTCAAACTAAAAGCGTAACCGCACGACTTCTCATCTAGTAGCAATTCGTGAAAGATACCACTTGCCCTACGTTTTGAAGTCATGGCGTGACCATGAAAGAACAAAGAGCCAATGTCTTTATAGAACTTATCTACTATATCATCTAGTTCATAGTTGTAACGATAGATAAGACCAAACTTGCTACCGCTGTCTAGAAATCTATTGACACATAATCTACCAAAGTATGTAGTTTTTCCACCGGTACGGTTTGTTGTGACCATGTATATCTCCGGTTTCTCACCGTTAATATCACTAAGTGACAACAGTTTAGTACCATCGTAATACTTATTACTCATAGCGTAATTCCCTTCTTAAAAATATTATAATATACCTCTTGCAAAAAGTCAATAGATATGTTATAATGAAGTATAAAAGTAAAGGGGTTAGAGACTATGAACACATATTATAGTATAGTAATTGCTCTTATCTTTAACACACTTGACTTGCTAACCGGTATCGTAGCAAGTGTTAAAAATAAGGAAGTTAAATCAAGTAAACTACGTGACGGTTTATTCAAGAAGGTAGGCTTTATGTTTTGTTACTTCATTGGTTGGCTAGTTGATACACAAGGCTACCGTGTTAGATTCAATATAACAAACGTATTGCCTATTATTCTTTTGTACTCATGTACGACAGAACTTGTCTCAATCATAGAGAACATCTGTAAAATAAATCCGGACATACTACCGGAGAAACTTATGAGTATCTTTCATATTAAAAAGGATGACTAGATGAGTAATGAATTAAAAGGTGAAATTCATAATGTCAAAGACCACGGTGTCGGAGAAGAGTTATCAAAACAACAACTCTTTAGTAAAAGAGAAGCGGTACAGAATGCTACCGCTAGTAGTACCGGTGATATAAACAAGGCGTACACTTGGGCAATACAAACTTGTGAAGCAAGTGACGTAGGTTATAGTCAGCCGTATAGAAATCAACAGACGGTAAACGGTATCACATACTATGATTGTTCTTCATTTGTTAACTATGCGCTTAACGCCGGTGGTTTTGAAACACCTAGTTACGCTCCAAACAATAACGCCTTTACTACGGTAACAGAACCTAACGTACTTCTTGGATTAGGTTTTACAGAAGTTGACGCTAGTGGTACTTACCTTGCCGGTGACATAGGTGTAGACCCAACTCACACAGAGATTTGTTATCAAGGTGGAAACGGTAGTGGTATCTTCATGGGTGCTCACACAGCAAATAAACCATTAGCAGACCAAGTGTCAATCTCAACATACACGCGTAGTTTTCAACGTCTGTTTAGATACGGAAGTGGTGCTAGTGTGTACGGTTATAGTCAATCAGTTATTTCCGCTATGTGTGGTAACTTTTGGACAGAGAGTAATATCAATCCGGCTATATGGGAAAGCCTAACAGTTGGTACTTGGACAGATATAGGCAGGGGTTACGGTTTGGGTCAATGGACTAACACAAACAATGACCCACATGGTAGACTATATCAGTTAAAGGATTGGCTAGATAGTAATGGTTACGATATAACGGATGGTAACGCACAGTGTGAATACATAGTACAAGAAAACTATTGGATACCTAAGACAGACTACCCACAGTTTACCGACTTATCTAGTTTTCTTGAAAGCGCCGAAACAAATCTTACAACACTTACTCACGCTTGGAATTGGTGTTGGGAGGGAATACACGACGCAAGTTGGGACACACGTGTTACCCAAGCAAATACAGTATATGACTACATAAGTGAACACGCTAATGATACAACCATAACAGATTGGATATACGGTAATCGGTACCTATCAGTCGATGAAATATTGAACAACGCTGTTATGTTGTATAGATATTTTTCAGCCGGCGGCGGCGGTGGTGGTACTCCGTCCTTACCTAAAACCAAAATGCCCGTTTGGATGAAAATAAGATATAGGTAGAAAGGAGAAAACTATGGCGGTTAAGAGTAAAGAAGAAATACTTGAATACCTTAAGGGTAGAATTGGCGATGAACCGGACGATGAAAGTATTGCTTTTCTCGAAGATGTGACAGATACCTTTAGTGACTTTGAAGCCAAGATTGGTGACACCGAAGATTGGAAAAAGAAGTACGAAGATAATGACAAAGAGTGGAGAAAGAAGTATACAGACCGTTTCTTTTCCGGTGAACCAACCGGTGATGATACAAATGTACCGGATGCATATCCTAGTGACCCACCGGAAGAACACAAACCTATGACATTTGATGATTTATTCGGTGAAGAAAATAAGGAGGACTAAACAATGCCTAGAAGAATTGCTGTCAATACACTAAACGCTAGTACTATTGACATTATCAATGTAATTAGACAGAACGCTAGTTACGATTATCAGCAGAACGTACCGGAAGTAGTTAAGGCAACCGACATTCCTAAAGTAGGAGAGGTTATCTATGGTACACCGGCTTTTGCTAATCAGTTTATCAATGCACTTATAAACAGAATTGCACTCGTAAGAGTACAGAGTGCTACATTCAATAATCCATATGCTATACTTAAGAAAGGTTACCTTGAGTTTGGTGAAACTGTCGAAGATATTTTCGTACAGATTGCTAACGTAGTTGACTACTCAGCAGAGAAAGCCGCCGCAAGAGAACTTAAGAGAACTATTCCGGATGTTAAGTCAGCATTCCACACAATGAATTGGCGTGTAATGTACCCAATTACAATACAGGATGAGGACTTAAGAATGGCTTTCGTTTCGGTTGATGGTGTACAGAACCTTATCGCAAAGGTTGTTGATTCGGTTTACACCGCTGCTGAGTACGATGAGTTCTTACTCTTTAAGTATCTCATTATTAAGTCTATCACAGCCGGTAAGATGAAGCCAACTTCAATCGGTGATGGCACTAACCTTAAGGCAGCTGCTAAGGCTTTCCGTGGTACATCTAATGTGATTCAGTTCATGTCAAACGAGTACAACGAAGCCGGTGTTAAGACTAATACACCTAAAGACCGTCAGGTTATCTTTATGGACTCTATGTTCAATGCAGAGTTTGACGTTGAAGTACTTGCAAGTGCTTTCAATATGGAAAAAGCAGACTTTATGGGTAGGCTTTTCCTTATTGATAATTGGACATCTTTCGATAATGAGAGATTTGAGGTTATCCGTGCAAACAGTGATGGACTTGACTCAATCACAGATGACGAACTTACTCTTATGAATGATGTTAAGGCTGTTATTCTCGATGAGAATTGGTTCCAAGTATATGATAACCTTAATAAGATGACAGAGAACTACATTGGTAGTGGACTCTATTGGAACTATTGGTATCACACATGGAAAACTGTTTCAGTTTCACCATTTGCCAACGCTGTTGTATTTGCTCTTTCAAGTGCAACCACAACAGACCCACAGAGTCTCTCATTCACAATCACAGATAAGTCACAGAGTGACGAAGCAATCACTCTTACACTTGGACTTGATGGTGAGACAACACTTGAACCATCTAACTATCAGTTCGTTCAGACAGACGACCTTGTAGATGATGGAATTGCGGTTCATCCTTATGGTGCTATCCTTATTCCAAAGGGTAAGTTTAGTACAGAGATAACACTTAAGGCTAAGTGTGGTTCAACAACATACGTTGCAGATGCACCAATAGATTCATCAGCAGAGATTGGAGACACAGTTCTACTCAATCCGGAGGTCTAATGTTTTGGGGCGTTGAAATATACGCCCCTACTATAAAAGGATAAGTAATATGTATATTGAACCTAATACAAATATTAAGATACTTAAGAACGTACCTCTTGAAAACACGTATGACCACACTTTGTACTTTGCTAGTGCTAGTGCACAGTACACATACTTTGCAAGCAAAGTGTATAAGAATTGTACTAACTATACTTACCAACGTGTGAACAAGGGTATGATGAGAATTGAGGGTAAAGCAGATTTATACTACGATTGCAACTACTTGATGTTCCAAAACACTAACTTTGGTAACAAGTGGTTCTACGCTTTTATCAATTCTGTTGAGTATATCAATAACGAAACAACCGAAATAAACTTCGAAATAGATGTTATTCAGACATGGTTATTTGATGCACATATTGAGGAATGTTTTGTAGAAAGACAACACTCTCTGAGTGATGCAATAGGTGATAACATTGTACCGGAAACACTTAATTGTGGTGAGTATGTAATGAATGATTATGCTCCGGTATTAAGTATGATAGATATGGTTGTTTGTTTGGCTATTGTAGACACGGACGGTACAAGTAGTGGTACACTATATGATGGTATATATGGTAGTGCTGAATTGTATGTTTATGATAGTACAGATGTTAGCGGTATCAACAACAAGATAGATGAGTATACACAGAAACCGGATAGTATCATATCCATGTATATGTTACCTAAAGCGTTAATTGGTTCAATACCTACTAATCATAAGTTACCTTATGGTCAAGGTGGTGTTACCACTCATGTTTTAGCACCGGCGGTAACTAAACAAGATACTCTAAACGGCTATCTACCTAAGAACGGTAAGATGTATACTTACCCTTATAACTTCTATCACGTTGA